TCTGTGGACATCATTACGATAAAGCACTCGACAACGCAATTGGGTATGATAATATGATGAAATATATGGAAAGTGTTATTGATGAAAGAGAACGACTCGTTGAAAATAAGTTGATAGGAAGTGAAAATTAATGTATGAATATAGAGTAAAAAAAGTAACAGCAGTTGTAGATGGAGACACGATAGATGTTGATATTGATCTTGGTTTTAGTGTATCATTTTCTCAGCGTGTAAGGCTTGCTGGTATTGATACCCCAGAATCAAGAACATCAGATAAATTTGAAAAAACGCTTGGTCTTGAGGCAAAAGAGTACTTGAAATCTAAACTAAAAGATGCTAAACTTGTAGTAATAAAGACAGAAAAGCCAGACTCATCAGAAAAGTATGGTCGTATTTTGGGGTGGCTATATGTTGATGGAGACACGGTGTCTGTCAATGATCACATGATTGAGGACGGATATGCTTGGGGATATCTTGGAGAAACTAAAGTAAAAGATTTTGCTGCACTTGCTGCACAAAGAAAAAAGTCTGGTAAGTAATGGATGCAAAGACTGATGCTTTAGTAGAGCATTTAGTTTTACAGGGCGGTCTCGAGATTGCTGATATTGACCTTGAAACTGGAGAAACCTATTATAATATAACTAATAAATTAAAGGAAATTGCTCCAGAACTATATGAACAACTAGAGGATCAGTTCAAACATCATATTTTTATATTAAATAAACGTGGGCCAATGTCTATGACTTGGAGAATAAGGAATTAAAGTGGAAATCGAAGATTTAATTTTAAGTGGTGCTGTAGAGGTTGCAGGGGTTGACCCTGATACAGGAGAAATGCTGTATAACTTTACTGATAAACTAAAGGAAGTAAGTCCAATTTTACATAGAGAAGTCAATAATATGTTTAATTCACATGTTTTAAAACTTTGGGAACTAGACATGATTGATATGGATGTTACATTGGAAAATCCCATAGTTAGATTAACAAAAAAGGCATTTCATCCAGCCCTGATATCTAGGCTAAATGAAGAGGAACAGTATACTCTTAAAGAGATAAAGAGAAACCTTATAAGAGAGTAGTATAATTGTGCTGGTGATACAATGGAATATATATTAGGTTTTTTATCTGCTATTGCTTTTATATATTTTTTTATACAAATTCAAGGCAGGTATGATGTTTTAAAAGAAAGGGTTAAATTTGTTAAGTCTACTCAAAGCAGAAATTATTTACTATTAAATAATTTTGCCTATGATAGGAAAAAAATTAAAAATATTAATAGACAGTCATTAAATCATGATAAAAATATTAATATAAGGGTTATTATTATGGATAATCAGGCTTATTGGATCAAAGACAATACCTTTTATACGGCAGATATGGTGCAGGGAAATGTTGATAAAGAAACCACTAGAGTAGTTGACACAATGACTATGAATAGGGTACAATTAGATAAAATGATATTCATAATTGATAGATTGAGAGAAGAGGCTTTTGATGATCGTGGGGGTGCAGGGAACTAGTAGTTTTAATGACTACCAGGTTTTTCTTCGTGCTATGGGCGTTGCCCTGTCAAGCATGCCAGCAGAGGATGAGTATTTCTATATCTATTCTGCAGGTCCAGCAAATGTAAACAAAATGGTTATGGAATTTACCAATGTTTCAGAAAAAGGCATGAAGTCTCGTGGCAAAAAAATTAAAATGTTCAAGGTTGCACCATCTTGGATTTCTGAAAATATTTCAGATTTTAACTATTTTGTTTATTTAGCAAAACCAAAAGAAGGTAATTCAAAATTAGTAGCACAAGCACAATTAAATAATGTTGAAGTGGGAATATTCAAATACTAGGAGAGATATGATTATACAAACATTAGAGCAAATGGAAGCGGTAGTTGCAAAAAGCAAGGAACTATATTGGGATGGTTGGACAGTTATCCATCGATATAGATCTGATAAGGCTAAGACTTCCAAGCATGGCGTATACTTCAAGGGTAATTGGTATATGTCTAAAAGATTTGAACCAAGCAGGAATGGCTGGGATATTCCAGAAAGGTTTGTGTTAGGACATGCACAAACTTAAATGGAAAGATCAAGGATCTTGTTTGGAGTATGATACAAACCTGTTCTTTGATAAATACGAAGAAGATGAGCCTTTAAGAAGTGCGATAGATAAACTTTGTTCTGAGTGCCCAGTATCAAAAACATGTTTTGCTGTCGGGGTATCAAGTAAAGAGTACGGAGTTTGGGGCGGTATTTATTTAGAGTTTGGATCTATTTCTAAAGAATTTAATAGCCATAAAACAGAAGAGTCATGGGCTGAAATATGGAAGAGGATGTCTTTTGAATAATAAAGAGTATCTAGAGTTTATACGTCAGAAAAATAAAGAAATATTATCAAAATGCTATTATTGTAATAATTTTTCTATTACTATTATTGCTGATGGGTATGCCATTAGGCCAGTGTGTAAAGATCATGACAGTAGATCTTTGGATGACATAGAGAAAGATATATAAAAATGTATACAGATGCTATGCGTAGAGCCTTTAGATCTTTAGATCATTTTGCACCTAAAGGATTTAAATTAGATTTAATAGATAATGATAGTTTTATTACTGTCCGTGCATCAGAAAAATCTTTTATGTCCTTACTTGACGATGATAAGCGTCGTGCTGTAGAATATATGGTAAGAGTAAAAAAAGCACTTGAAGACAACGGCGCAATTGTTTTATTGGTTCGTGAAGGCGGTAAAGAGTAATGCAAACATTTCTACCACAGTCAGACTATTATGTATCTGCTGCTATTTTAGATAGCAAGCGTCTTAATAAACAAATTTTAGAATGCTATCAAATTTTAAATGTTTTATCTGGCAAATCTCCCACAGGTGGCTGGCGTAATCATCCAGCAGTATTGATGTGGAAAGGGTTTGAGCGTGGTTTGTGGTCTTATGTGCAGGCTATGATTGCCGAAGCCAAGTCTCGTGGCATTAAGACTGAGAATAATGAGGCAAACCTTAACAACCTTAAAGATATGTGTTGGGACGACTGGGGCAATACTATTCCTGATTATTTCCAAGATGAGAACAAACTACTTCGTATTGTAACCACTCATCGTGCAAACCTATTCAAGAAAGATCCATTGTTGTACGCATCATTTCAATATGCAGTCACAAGCATTAACAATGTACCATGCTGCCCTGAGCGTAAAGAGCCTTGTAAGTATTATTGGCCAACACATGAGGTAAAAAATGTTTGAGTTTATAATTTTTTTAATATTTTTTACAACTGTTACAATTTTTACTACAATTATAATAAGACTAAAAAATATAAATTTACAACTTATTTTGGCAATAGAACAATCCATAAAAGATATTGAAAGGTTAAGTTCAAGACCTGATGAAGGCTCTGTAGAAAAAGAGCATTTACTATCATTTTTAAATGAAACACGTGATATAGCATATAAGTATATTGAAGATATGCATTCCGCTTTGTTTGAATATAAAAAGTCAATAGAATATGACTTAAACAATCCAAATGATTTATCTATACATAAATTTAGAAAAGCATTTGATAAATTACAAGAAGTATACCCGAAAGATATTCCAAATGATTAACGCTAGAGGAATTCCAACATGTCAATGCCCAGAATGCGGGTGCGTATATTTCAATGCAGTAGTTCAATTTGATCCAACAGATTATGAGATAGGTTTATATTTTTTGGACGGTACATGTAAAGAGTGTGGAACATTGGTAACATTACCAACACCATTAGATAAAATAAAGGAGAATGAAATATGAAAGAAATTATATTTTCAGTTTTAACTGGTTTTGGGTGTGGAGTAGTATTTGCAGCCTTTAAACTTCCAGTCCCCGCTCCACCAGTATTTGCTGGAGTTGCTGGTATAATTGGATTATGGCTCGGTTACGATGCCATAACAAAGTTCATATCCTAGGAGGAATAAAATGAATGAACAAATGAAAGCAATGCTTGCATCTTACGGAAGATCTGTTTTGGGTGCTGCACTTGCATTATATATGTCTGGGGTAACAGACCCTAAGACGCTTGCCTATTCGTTATTGGCTGCTGTTGCACCAGTGGCATTGAGAGCGCTCAATCCTAACGATACCGCATTTGGTAGAATGCCAGCACTTTCTGCTTTACAGGATGCTCTTGCTGCAATTGAAGTAAAGTCTCCTGCAAAAAAGAAATCTTCAGCAAAAAAGAAGCCATACAAGGCTCCAGAAGTACCAAAAAAGTAAATAAATAAAAATTACGGATCAGGGTATTTGACTGATCCGTTTTTTATGTTATAATATATGTGTACCTGCCCAAAGGGGGGTATTTAAAATGACTCGCTTAACAAGGAGGAAAAATGGTAAGTACATGGTCATTGGATCTTTTTAAAGATCCTTTTTTTATTGGTTTCAACAGAGAGTTGGACCGCTTCTATAATATCCATCGTGAGGCAACTCGTCAATCCTACCCACCATATGATGTGGTAAAGATCGATGAGGAC